CCCCCTTGCCCCGCGCGCTATAAAGACCCCTTGCGGACACGAGGTAACACCAACGCGCGCCCCTGAGCTGATTCTTTGGGGTGTATCCATGCAATTTCCATGCCACTCCAAACTTTTTCTTTGTTATCAACAACTTGGCACGATAGTTGCTACGCGTACACACCCGTGTGACCGTTGGCACGATAGTTGCTACGTGTGCCTGCGCCTGCGTGTCGCGTCAAAAGGCTCGCGGACATGGATGGCAGGTTAACAGATCGCGCCCATAGGTGCGTGGGCGACTATGCCTCGCGTGTAACGTGCGCGTGTTGGACTCCATTTTCCCTTACTTATCAGTAACTTACAGCACTATTGTGCCATTGGTGGTCACTTGGCATGATTATTTTATCCTTACTTATCAACAACTTAGCTGCATGGTGACACTATTGGTCACTTTATTGTGACAATCTACGTCACTTGTAGGTATATTAGTATTATCTAATGTAATGTAACTCACTGATTTGTAAGGAGTTTTCATAGTTGGCATGGGGGTTGCATACCTTAGGGTAACTGGCAAATTTGCCTTCACTTTTTGAGGAGTTAACGGATATAGTTACGACTAAAATTAAAGCCTAGCCTAGGGCTTACTATGCGATTCATTGCATGGTCACTGGACAGGGGAACTACGCCCTGATCATAGGTAGACAAAACTGTAGAGCAGAGTCACATTAGACTATGGCATCCTTATGCCTACTGATAAGTGCTACGCTAGAACTTGACCGTATGGTTAGGGTGGTGTATTAGCCAATGGTAGACAGAGAGTAAGACCTTAGTAGCTTGTAAAACTGTGAGCCGAGGGCATCCCCTTAGGCAGAGCCATGTCGTTGACATTCATGGATAAGACCAATCACTGTACGATTCACTATGTATAAATCTAGAATAACTGGTATCTATAACTCCAACTAGTGTTATCCCTAGATGGTACACTCGTATCATGTATGGATAGCATTAGACTATCTATAACATTAACTTAGATATTGGAGAGAATATCATGGAACTATTCAACAAGAGAGCCTTTAACGGGCTAAAACTACGCCTTAAGAACCGAGGTACTGAACTTAGAGCTATTACTCAGAGTATCATTGAGCAAGGGCTAAGCCATTACCTTGAATGCGGGCAGGTAGCGTACCTTAACGAAGCTATGGCTGTAGCAATACAGACTAGAACCATCCGAACTGTAGCAATGCAGAAGTATATACAGGATGTAGCTAACGTGGTCTGGACTGAGTCTAAGACTAAGAATGGTAAGGTGCGTCACTTTAAGAAGGTTACTAATGACGATGGCACTAAGCCAGAGGCAGCGGTAGACACAGTGTACGTGAATGCAACCAAGTGGTATGAGCATGACCCAGAGTTAGAACAGGATAAGCCTGACATGGATTTCAATGCACAACTGAAGTCTCTTATCACTCGTACAAAGAAGGCTATTGATGACGGACACATCGTTGACAAGGACGCAGCAGAGACAGCACTAGTAGAGTTAAAGAAATTAGTAGCATAGAGGAGCTAGCTAGTATACCTAAGATGTGCAAGGTCTTGGGTATGCAATGGTAGCTGTTCGTTAGGCTGTACGGTTACCAATTGGTTATATTTCCCTAAGTACGGGAAAGAATATGGGTGTACAAGGATGTCACTGAGGGAAAGGACTCCGTGCCCCATCAACGTAGACAGAGGAGAGAGTATGGCACTATCACAACACCAGATATTTAAGTCAGGGTTTAGTAAGACCTTGAGACCTAGTATGCCCTTCGCACCTAAGAAACGTAGTGCTAGTAAGCACGGTAAGGTAGTAGACAGGGTAGATTTAATCCCACTGTACAACAGTGTAATAGAGGTAAGGAGTAACGTATGACACCAATCACACAAGAGTGGTGCGGACAATACAAGCTAGTACAAGAGGCAGTACCACTGGGTACGAGAGAGCCTAGTAACATGGGTATAGATGCGAGAGAGTTCGATGTGTTTCTAAGTGGTAGTATACTAGACACCCTCTTTGAGGAGCATGACCATACGCAACACCAATGGCAACCAAGTATGACATTCAGAGAATCTATAGCAGCAGAGGTAAGTAAGTATGAGTAAGTGTAGTTGTGTACCATTGGCACTGGATATCCTTAGTGCCTTAGTCCCTTTGTTTACTATTATTATAATATTATGGTAAGGTAACAGAGATAACTAAGGGCTTAACATAGGGTTAGACAATAGGTATATAAATAAAGTTCAATTTATTTTTAATATTTATTTAATAGTTATATAAACCAATAGGTTACAAGGCATCCATGTCTAACGTGTGTGTCTTGTTGCGTGTTAGTTTCGACACGTCTATAGAGAGATAGGAGTACACTACTATGAGTGTATGTTTCAGAATAACCTGTGCTGATGGAGTAACAGGTGGTAAGATAACACAAGGGTGTTGGGGTTCCTTCAAGAGTAACCTTCAGCAGTGGGCAGTTAATAATCTAAAGAAGGACTACGTTCCTGAGTATGATAGAGAGGTACGTAACTTTCGTGAATACCACGATCACCTTAGTCCTACGGATTTACAAGAGGGACTACTCACTAGACTTGGTGCTGATGCAGAGGAGTATAAGAAGAGACGCCTTACGATGCAAGGTAGATCTTACAACACACCACTGGAGTCCTTAGCAACAGGCATAACACACATCACCTTAGAGAACGTGACGTTTGACGTGATCTCTTACAACAATGCCTTTGATACCTTACTTGCTGAGTACCCTAAGCTATTCGAGGGTGTTGAGGTAGACAAGGGTGCAAAGACTATTACATTCTCAATGGATCAACACTACGCTATACTGTACAATCAACTGCGTATATTAAAGTTGTTCTGTGAACAAGAGAGCAGCTCTGAACTATCAGTACTCAGGGATGCAGTAGCTAACCCAGAGTTATCCTTCTTGTTACTAGCTGTGTACCCTAATAATTATGTAAGGTTAGGGGATAGTGCTGTTATATATGCATCGGGTCTTGATATGGGTGCTATAAGCCGTATCATTGAAGAACGTGACTGGCTTACAAGTGAGGAGGATAGAGTTAACCCTAAGTTCAACGCACTAGCCCTTCAGACACTACATAAGCAAGAGGGTGGACGGTCATACGCTCAGGCTCTTACTCCTGTTGCTAATAAGGATAATTATATGTCAGACGGTGGTTGCCTAAGAACCTTACCAAAGACATCCAAAGGTTTCATCAAGTACGTAAAGAAAGGGAGAGCAGCATGACCTTAGCCTTACTAACACCAGTAAAAGAAGTAACAGTAGGTGCAGACCCAGAGGTATTCTTTGTTACTAAAGAGAGACTGGTATACCCTGCATGTGGACTCATCGGGGGTACTAAGGAGAACCCTATCCCAGTACGTAAGGGTGCACTACAAGAGGACAACGTGATGGCAGAGTTTAACATAGACCCATCGAGTGACGTTGAAGAGTTCATGGATAATATTACTATTGTATATGAGGAGTTAAGTAGAAGAGCAGCAGTCAAGGGGTACAACATATCCCAACGGGCTAGTGCTAACTTCCCTATGTTCCTACTCCAAGAGCACAAGCAAGCACTAGAGTTTGGTTGTTTACCTGACTTCAATGCTTACACCTTGGAAGAGAACAGTACACCTGATGTTAACAGTACACTAAGGACATGTGCTGGACACGTACACCTAGGGTTCAAGGCAACCACTGATAACTACATGAAGATGGCAGGTAAGGTAGTGGAGTACCTTGATTGGATAGTAGGACTGTGGACTGTGACCAAAGACCCTGATACTGTTAGACGTGAGCGGTATGGAAAGGCAGGGGCATTCAGACCTAAAGAGTATGGGTTAGAGTATAGAGTACCATCTAACTTCTGGCTTAACAGTGAGTCCCTTAAGAGGACTATGTTTGAGCGTGTTAAGCTAGCGTATGGACTAGCAGCAGCTAACTCAGAGAAGCCTAGCTTTGACAGGGTACAAGATGCTATCAATACACATGATGTTGCTGAGTGCAACAGATTACTAGGAGGGTACGTACTATGACAATACTAGAGTTTAATAAGGACGTGCGGTGGGAGGGCAGTGGATTCCGAGATGAGTATGGAGTTGAGATGTTGTCTGACCTCAATAGAGTATGGGAAGGGTGCTATGTCTCTATCTTAAATGAACAGTGGTACGTAGAGGCACTCGGTACGATAGGTGGTGAGTTATGTATGAAGATCAACTGTCTTACCTCACAGAGGAGGAAGAGGAGAGCTGTGTCCTTCGACCATGTCAAGTTAGATAAGATACACCCACATTTAGGTTACTTTAATACTAAGACATCCAGTATATACCTGTCTAGAAAGATTAACAGACAGTGGAAGCAGGGCATACACCCTAACACAGTGACAGCACACATACCATTCGGTGACCTCATATCTCGTACCTCTGGCATGAATATGTGGGCTGCGGTGGGGATGGAGTCTTACTATGAGGACGGATTGAGTGGGTTAAGTTGCGATGTAAACTTCTTTGATCCTACCTACCTATCGTATCAACAAGGGGTTAATAAGCTAACAGAGGGAGAGATGATATCCGCAGCTCTTAGTAGAGACGTAGCCTTAGCACTACACCCCGCCAATGGAGAGGTACACGTCATGTACCATGAAGAACCTGTCGGTGCTGTTGATGTAATTAATAATACTCTTATCCTAAGAGAGGGGTACGCTTGGATAAGAGAAACACTAGAGGAGGTAATAATATTATGACTATAGTTAGTGAAACCTTTGGGCTAACACCAGCAGCAGGCCCCCTGCTTAACGAGTCAAGCCCTGAACTCATAACAGATGACAAGGTGGGTGTTGAGGTAGAGTTAGAGGGGTTTGTGTCATCGACATCTTCCCTTCAGTCCCTCGTAGATAGAAGATGGAATGTAATAGAGGATGGGTCTCTCAGAAATAGAGGCAAGGAGTTTGTTTATGCTCAGCCTATGTTTGGGGAGGATGTAGTACAAAGTATAAGTAACTTAGGTGAGACCTTCTCTCGCATAGGGGAACAACCTATTGCTAGTGACAGATGCTCCGTTCACGTACACTTAGATGTAAGAGACCTTGAGTACTCTCAACTCCTATCTCTTACCCTTGTGTACCTACTATGTGAGCCTTACTTCTTTGCAGTAGGTGGTGCGGATAGGGTAGATAATATATATACAGTACCACTAGCCTTATCAAAGACTTACTTAACATCCCTTGGACAGGCTATGAAAAGAGTGAGGGAGGGTGCAGGTCTAGGTGGCCCAGCCCACTTGTTTAGATCCCATATAAATAACAGGGTTAAGTACAGTGCATTTAATGTAGCACCTATTATAACACAAGGAAGCATAGAGTTCAGACATCACCGAGGGGAGTGGAGACGTAACCCTCTAATCAACTGGGTTAACATGGTGTTAGCTATGAAACGATACACTGTAAACCTTGGTGACCAAGCCATGACACCTGAGTTCATAGACTCTATTGTTAATGGTGGATATGAGGACTTCATAGATGAGGTGTTCGAAGGTGTAACTATACCACAGTTTGTAGATGGGTGGGATAATGCAGCTCGTGTATCTAAGCGTGTGTCTAGTATCGCTACTAGCGGTATAGATGATAGTCCTCTACTCCCATTGCCTACGAATTCAAAGCAGAAGAGTAGGTTCATCCAAACTCAACACAAGGTAGGACTATCATCTATTAAAGGGTGGAAGGTATTCACTAGTAGGATGAAGGATAGGTACAGGGAGGTGGAAGAAATGGAAGAGGTAGGGTCGGTACAGTGGGGTTCTACCCCGTTACCTGATGGTCTTCAGGCTCTTATAGATGACGTACAGGTAGTACAATCAGCACCCCCCGTTAGACCTCCATCTTCCAGCGGCTTTGCCTCAACCCAACGGGTAATGTATGGAGGTGGTGCTAGTAGTACGGAGTCTCTACTATCCCGAGTAAGGCAGAGTAACGCAGATAGAGACAGAGAGAGAAATGTATTTTTTACCACAACAGGAGGATCATAATATGTGCGGCATTGTTGGAATGATAGGATCGGGTATCGACTACGGTATCAAGAAAGTATTTAAAGACCTACTTATTATTGACACTATAAGAGGGGGGGATAGCACTGGATTTATAGGGGTGGATGGAGATGACGTAGTGGTTGCAAAGAAAGCAACAGATGGGTACGCCTTCACTAACATGACCATGTTTACTAAGCAGATGTCTGCACTCTCTGGTGCTACCGCCTTGATAGGACACAACAGGTGGGCAACAAAGGGTAAGGTAACAGATGGTAACGCACACCCCTTCAAGAGTAAGGATACATATCTAGTACACAATGGCTCTCTTACAGGGACAGGGTGGTCTTACGGAGCCAACTCATTACACAACGCATCACTCACAGATGTAGACAGTGAGGCTATATGTTTTAACATAGAGCATGAGGGTATCAAGGAGACAGTAGCTAAGCTCAATGGTGCCTTTGCACTGGTAGTATACAACGATACACTAGGTACCGTATCTTTCTTAAGGAATAAAGAACGACCGCTGTACTTCGCTGAGGTTAAGGGGCATGACATCCTCCTCTTTGCTAGTGAGGGTGGTATGCTTAGCCTAGTGTGTGAGAAACATGACATAGAACTACGTGAAGAACCTTGGTTGCTTAAGACTAACATCATCATGTCCTTCAACGTCCATGAAAAGAAGGATGTATTAGGTACAAGGGATGTAGAGGAGGACATAGTTTACTATAAAGCCCCTGTCTACCAGTCATACAACAGGAGTGCCAACAGAAAAAAGTCAAGTGGGGTGACAACCTCCCCCCTCTCGTTGGAGCATCAGCGTGGGACTACTGGGGGTAGTGTTGTCCCTTTCACTAGACAAAAGAAAACCCTCACTGACTTCCAACTTAAGCAGGACGATAAGGTGTTCTTTGTACCTAAAACATTCAAACCCTTCGGTGCACAAAAGGGTGTCCTAGACCCTAAAGGTTCTATCACAGGTGTAGTATACGGAGGACTCTTAGATCCTAGAGAGATAGGTGAGGGTGTAGTGTACAGTAGAAGACGTAGCCTCTTTGCAGATATAAAGGGGAGCCTTGTTGAGGGGAACGTGAGTGGTGTATCCTACCCCTCTGGTATAGATAAGGGAGGTAGTGTCTGCCTCAGTGCAGGAGATAAACTAACGGATAAGCAAGCAGACGAGTACTGGAAAACCAAGAGCGACCTCGATGCACTTGAGGTAATGAAGGAGGAAGTAGATGATAGCACCATCTTTCCCTTTCGTGGCCCCAATAATAATCCTATCAACGCTAGTAGGTTTACTCACCTCACCTTGGGGGGGTGCTGCATGTGCCTTGATCCTATCCCTGTTACTATAGCGTCATCCAAAGAGATATCATGGGTGTATGATGATCAACCTATGTGTAAATCTTGTACAGATTACTACACAGAGAGAGCAGAGGCAGAAGGGGAGAGCATGGATACATACCTAATGGGTGGTATACTATAATTTAAGAGAGAGGAGAAGACTATGTTAGTAGCAGTATATGGTAGCCTGAAGCAAGGCTATGGTAACCACAGGTTACTGGAAACAAGTGAGTTCAAAGGGGGTACACAAACTAAACCAGAGTATACTATGTATAGTATGGGTGGGTTCCCTTGTATAACAGAGGAAGGGGGTACATCTATAGAGATAGAGGTGTATGAGGTGGAAGACTCAGTGTTCAGTAGACTGGATCAACTAGAGGGATACCCTACCTTTTATAATCGTAAGGAGATAGAGACAGAGTGGGGTGATGCATGGGTGTACTATATCAATGACCGTGCTTACCTTGGTAGACTTAACGTAGTGGAGAGTGGGAGGTGGTAGCATGAGAGTCATGCCGTACAAGATAGGAAGTAAGAGTGCCAAGGCATTAGCTCAGGCACTGAGATGTAAGAGGATAAGGCACAACAGTACTACCTTTACTAACAGACGTAATCATCTGATAGTTAACTGGGGTTTCAGTGGTATGTCTAGCTACCCACTATATAGGGTACTTAATAAGGTAGATGCTGTACTGTCTGCTAAGGATAAGAGACAGGCATTCCACATGTTCAGGGAACACAGTGTCATTACACCTGAGTGGACAACAGATAGGAGGGAAGCTCACGAGTGGTGGGCTGCCAATGAGACGGTGGTGTTAAGGCACAACCTCTATGGGCACAGTGGTGATGGGATTGAAGTAATGACAGGAGGTTCTTATGATGTTAGCCCTCTTGACTTCTTAATACCTAGCGCACCCCTCTATGTTAAGTACATAAAGAAACTATATGAGTACAGGTACCATGTGTTTGATGGGAGGGTAATAGACATACAACAGAAGAGGAAGAGACGTAGTGTTACAAATGATCAAGTCAACTATCAAGTTCGTAGTCATCATACTGGTTGGGTTTATTGTCGTGATGATGTACGTCATCGTAGTGGCCTTGAAGGTCTTGCTATCTCGGCTGTCTCAGCTCTCGGCTTGGACTTCGGAGCTGTAGATATAATATGGAATGAACGACAGCAACAGGGGTATGTACTGGAGGTTAACACAGCCTGTGGTTTGGAAGGAGAAACAGTAGAGATATATGCTAATGCTATAAGGGGGTATCGTGGATGATAAAGACAAAGAGTTCTACCGTACCGTATGGATAGATAACTGGGAAGAATCCTTTAATGTAGTGAAAGGAAGTAAAGAGGTAGGCACCCAATTACTACATGATTCTATTAAACGTATAAGAAAAGAGGAGAAAAGAAATGACACCAGCTTGTAAAGAATTAGGTGAAGCGTTTCTGCATGATGAGTCGTACGCAAACTTATCTATAGAGGCTCTACTATATGTACTAGTAAAAGAGGGTGGTATAGCAGAGATTCAGATGGTGCTAGATGGAGTTGATAATTTACTAAGGGAAGAAGAAATATTACAACTTAACACTAGACTTAGGGAACTAAGTAGGTAACCTTGTTGTCTTATGAGATATAAACAGGAGGAATATGTATGAAGGTAGCCAATGAAACTTATATATGTGAGCGATGTGAACGAGAGGTTAACCCTATGCACGGTAGTTGTGATGACTTAGAGTGCCCACTGTTTGACCCAAGGTACGAGGAGGAGGAAGAGGATGAGTGCCAAGAACGAGGAGTGTAACTGTGACCAAGCGTTGAACCTTAAGGTCTCTTGTGAACGGTGGGCAAGGGAGTGTGATAGATTATCTGAGGAAAGTAAACGACAAGAGAGTCACATCAGTATAGTGGAAGCAGAGCTTAGGATAGCAGAAGAGTTGTTACAAAAAACACCCGTCTTTAATGAGTACCTGAACAGGTGTATCGCAGAGTGTGGAAGTGAGTAGGTGTATATCCAAGGCTAGCTGCCCTGAGTGTGGTAGTGGCGATGGGGTACAAATCTTTGAGCAGCCTGATGGTAAGCGTGATGCCTACTGTTATGCTTGTGACACTAAGTTTAATCAAGTGGATGCCCTGAATGTAGTGGCTAACACACGTAGTAGGGGGAGAGATAGCATTAGTAAACTAACAGTAGAAGAAGTAATGAAGTTCCAATCGAAAGACCTAAAGGACAGGCGGATACATCAGTCAACGCTTGATCACTTTGGTGTTAAGGTAGGACTCAACGGGGCAGATAGGGATAAGGTAGACCATCACTTCTACCCTGCTCATACTAAACAAGGGGAGTTAACAGGGTACAAGCAAAGGATTTGTGCCACTAAGGATTTCTATAAGGTAGGAGATACCAAGGGTTGTATACTCTTTGGACAGAGCCAGTGCCCTGCTAATAAGAAACTTTTTGTAACTGAGGGTGAGATAGATGCCATGGCTCTGTATCAGGTACTCCTTGATCGTATGCAAACTAAGTTCAAAGAGATGGGGTACCTACCTAGTGTAGTAGGTGTAACAAATGGAGCACAAGGTGCAGCTAACCAGCTACTAGATAACATGGACTTCCTTAAGAAGTTCCAAGAGATTATCATAGTCTTTGACAACGATGAGCCGGGGCGTACCAGTGCTGAGAAGGTAGCTAAATCCTTAGACCATAAGGTATTACTTGCTACCCTACCCTTGAAGGATGCAGGGGAGATGTTACAAGAGGGTAAGGAAGCTGAGTTATACGGTGCAGTACTACGTGAAGCACAGCCCTATGAACCCGATGGTATACTCAATGCCTCTACTGCATGGGATAGATACAAAGAACGTAAGAGTGTAGAGTGCCACCCGTACCCATCACAGTTCACTGAGTTGAACAGTAAGACATATGGATGGAGATTCGGTAGTGTGGTCACGGTCACTAGTGGTAGTGGTATGGGTAAGACCTCATTCATGAGGGAACTAGAGCATGATATACTTACTACTACTGAAGAGAAGGTAGCTATCATAGCACTAGAGGAAGACATAGGGGATAGCATCGAAGGGTTGATGGCTATTGAACTTAACAAACGTATCAGTTTACCTGATGTGGAGGTCAGTGATGAGGAAGAAGAAGCAGCATTTAAGAAGCTCTTTGAAGGAGAACGTGTTGAGATGTATGACCATTTCGGGGGTATGGATGACACTGATTTGTTTAGCCGCATTAAGTACTTCAATACGTACCTCGGATGTAGGGTTGTGGTTCTTGATCATCTCTCTATTGTTATTAGTGAGGCTGCGGATCAGGGAGATGAGAGAAGAAGGATAGATGCAGTGATGACCAAGCTAGCTAAGATAGCTAAGTCCTTAGACATAGTTATATTCTTAGTAGTACATCTACGTAAGGCACCTCAAGGCAAGAGCTTTGAAGAGGGACACGTCCCTACTAGTGATGACCTACGTGGTAGTGGTAGTATTAAGCAGCTATCGTGGGATGTCATAGCCCTATCTAGGAACCAACAGGAAGAGGACAGTATCAAAAGGAATACTAGTGGTATACATGTACTCAAGTGTCGCTTCACTGGACGGACAGGGCCTGCTGGGTTCACGTTCTTTGATGAGAACACAGGTAGGATGATGGAAGCTAGTGACCCTAGCGTAGACGTAGATGAGTTTGAAGATGAAGGAGGAGAATTCTAATGTACATACTTAATAGGAGTGACAAGCACTTTAATATAGAGGCAGTAGAAGAGAAGTATAGTGCTACATACATGGGTATGTGGTGCTTAAGAACTATAAGTGAGCAGTGGGCTGAGGTACCATCATACATATTCTATACACCTAACCCTGATACATCCCTAGGTCACACCAATTACTTTGGTTTGTTTACCAGAGCAGGTACAACTTACATCACCAAGGGTGACAGTGCATTCACTGACCTCATAGGTGTAGTGAGTGACGAAGGGGAGGTAGTTATCTCTAGGTATAGGCATGATTACCACATCTCTAATGATGCGAGTGTATTCATAGATGGTGGAAGAGACTATACAAGGGCTGCTAAGCAGTCAGTAGATGTAGAGGTACGGGACGGAGAGTTCTACATAGGAGGAGAGGTGTTAGAAAGGAAGACACCATGCCCCCAATGTGGTAACTGTGGTACACACAAGATGGATTGTTCACATGAATGGGAGAAGAGACATGGTAACAGGCAGGCTAGAGAGCTGGCGGATACAACAGGTAACTAAGAAAGAGTTTATCATCTGGGGGGAGGTGTATGAGGATGTACACCAAAGATTCCATGACGGTCAACTAATACATACCTCTGGTATTAAGAACAAAAAGGTAAAAGAGGGAGACACAGTGGCAACTAGGAACAGTACGTATCTCCTTGGTACAAAGAGGGGTAGATAATGACAACGTATGTATTTAAGTGTCCGTGTGGTACAGAGGTGACAGAGAAGAGGAGGTTCGGAGACAATGAGCCACCACCGTGCCACCACTGTGAACATGAGATGAAGCAGGTGATAGGAGGTAACCCCTTTATCCTTAAGGGTAAGGGTTGGTATAAGCCTAGCCACCATGACCCTATGTGAGGAGGAGAAAAGATGTATAGATATGATCCTGATGTTTACTATAACTCACCCTATATGACTAGAGAGGATGAAGGTGAATGGTGCAGGTACACCGATGCTATGGATGAAATAACAGACCTAACAGAAATGAATAGGGAACTTGAGCGTGAATTATCTCAGGTTAAACAAGAGTTATTGGAACAGTACAATGGTTGATGTACTTATCTTTGATACGGAGGCTAATGGGTTACTACATGACGCAACAACGATGCACTGTGCAGTTACAAAGGGTAGCGAGGGGGTTACTAAGTATTACCCTAGCGATATTAGGAGCTTCATGGATACTCTTAGTAATCTCCCTACTGATACTATCCTTGTCTGCCACAATCTTATAGGGTATGACCTACCCTTAATGGAGAGACTATATGGATACAGACACGAAGGAAGAGTACTTGATACTCTTGTCTTCTCACGTCTACTTAACCCAGAAAGAAGTGGACGACATTCTCTTGGAGCATGGGGAGAACGACTTGGGCGAGGTAAGGTCGAGCATAACGATTGGGAATTCTTTAGTGAGGACATGTTATTTAGATGCTCTGAAGATGTAGAGATAAATTACCTAGTATATAAATACTTAATGAAGGAGGGAGGTATAGATGAAGAGGAACTGGCTCAACTCCCTAGCTATTGAGCACAGGGAAGCAAGGGTAATAGAGGATCAAGCTAGCTATGGATGGCTCTTTGACACACAGAAGTGTAAGAGATACATATACTTCTTACGTGATAGGATGATAAGGGTAGACACTAAGCTAAGACCAGAGCTACCTAAGCGTGTGAGGCAGTACGGTGTCTCGGTAATGGAACCATTCAAGATGGATGGGCTACCGAAGAAGATGGTAGAGGACTGGGGTATCACAGTCGAAGCCCCCTTCACCCGTATATACTTTGAAGATATGAATCTAGGTAGTGACAAGCAGTTAAAGGAGTACCTACTTAGTCTAGGTTGGAAGCCTACGATGTGGAACTATAGGAAGAAGGATACTATCAATGGTAAGAAGGGCGACCGCACAGGCCCTAAGCTCTCTGAAGAAGGGAAGCTTTGTCCTAACCTTGATAAGCTAGGTGGTAGCCTCGGGTCATCCCTCGTACTGTACCTCAAGTGTAAGCACCGCAAGGGTTTACTCGAAGGGTTACTCTCTCTCGTACGAGATGATGGACGTATCAGTGCTGAAGCTAATACGATAGGGGCTGCCACACATAGGATGACACACAAGGGTATCGTTAACATACCGGGAGCCGGAGCATTCTATGGTACACCTATTAGAGGATTGTTTATATCTAAGAAGGGGTACAGTATAGTAGGGTGTGATAGCAAGGGTAACCAGATACGTATGCTATGTCACTACATGGGGGATGATGAGTACACTAAGCAGGTACTCACTGGAGATATACACACAGTACACCAAGAAGCAGCAGGTTTAAGCACCCGACCACAAGCCAAGACATTCTTCTATGGATTTATATTTGGTAGTGGTGATGCTAAGACAGGTAAGATTGTTGGGGGTACTGCTAAGGATGGGGCTAGGTTAAAGGCAAGCTTCTTGTCTAAGTTACCTAGGTTAAAATCACTAGTCAACAGGGTGAAGAAGAAGGTGGACACCGATGGGTACATACACGGATTAGACGGACGTAAGGTATATGTAGGGAGTAGCCATAAGGCATTAAATTATCTACTACAATCCGCTGAAGCTATCTATATGAAGTACGCACAGTGTTTACTATGGAAATGGATGAGGGTAGAGAAGCTAGATGCACACTATGTAGCTACTATCCATGATGAATTTCAATTAGAAGTGAGGGACGATCATGTACCAAGAGTAAAAGAGTTAGCACTAAAGGCAATGCTTAAGGCAGGGACACACTTAGGTATCTCATTACCCATGGAGGGAGACGTTAAGGTAGGTAAATCATGGGCAGGGACACACTAAAGAAGGTAGGGCTTATGCTATTAGGTGCAGGCATAGCCTTGGTTATCACAGCACTGATGGAGAGGCCACAGGTACACATAATACATTTCATACCACATGCACCACAACAAATCCAAGAACAGGGGAACTTTCCAAGTGACCCAAGTGTCTAAGCTATTAACAACAAAGGAGTTGACAAATGGCAGTATTAAAGAACGTAAGATGTAGATGGGCTAGTATCAAAGAGCCTAACACTAAGTACGACCCACGTTGGGAGATAGAAGCAGAGCTTACTGATGAACAAGCTGCTATGTTCTCTGATGCAGGGGTTAAACTTAAGGAAGATGAGGGTGTTAAGTTAATTAGATTTAAACGTAATGTAACTGGCACTAAGAAGGATGGAACTAAGTATGACCTTGATCCACCTAAGGTAGTTGATGCTCATAAGACTCCACTAGATAAACTAGTAGGCAACGGTTCACTTGTTAACATAGCTTACGAGCTACGAGAGTGGAACGTAGCAGGTAACACAGGTGTTAAGCCTTCACTGAATGCAGTACAGGTACTAGAGTTGGTTGAGTACAGTGGTGGTGGCGGTGGTGCCGATGAGTTCGATGATGTAGGTGAGACAAAGGTAGTAGAAGATACGTCTGACCTTGAACCTGACGATATATTTTAATAGGAATATTATATGAGAACTAACTTAGAAGTAGTATATAATAATAAACATTACCAAGTACTAGTATTAGAGGAGCCTATTGTAGATCCAAAGGGTGAGTTATTACCCATGGCCTACGGCTTATACAATACAAGGACTAATGTAATGGAGGCATACAGTACCTACCTACCAGCAGCAGTCCAAGCAGTACAAGGATTGTCTGAGAAGATAGATGAACTGATGCCTGAACAAGAGAACGTAATCGAGTTGAACGCAAGATGAAAGCACTGATAGATGGAGACCTGATTCTTTATAGGGCCTGTCACGCAGTACAATCCAGAGTGTATGTTGGGTACGATAAGGCAGGGAAGCCTATCGCATCTTCCTCTAGGAAGAGGGAGTTACCTGAGTGTGATAGGGTAGAGTTTAAAACTAGTATTGATGAGGATGGATACGAGGATGCATGTGAGATAATAGATGATAGTTTAAAGAAAATCTGGGAGGAGACAGGGTGTGATGAGTACACTATATACCTGACTGGAAGGGATAACTTTAGACGTGAGATATATGAGGACTATAAAGGACACAGACCTGAGAAGCCTATACTACACAAGGCACTCAGCTTATACATGTTAGACTTCATAGATACCGAGATGGTACACGGAGAGGAAGCTGATGATGCACTAGGCATACATCAAACTGATGATACTATAATATGTAGCTATGATAAAGACCTACGTATGATACCGGGTAAGCATTACAACTTTAATAAGAAGGAGTTCTTTACTATTACAGAAGAAGAAGGTATGCTTAACTTTTACAAGCAACTACTCACTGGTGATAGCACTGATAACATACCCGGGCTCAAGGGTGTTGGCCCTAAGACTGCGGAGAAGACCCTTGATGGTGGAGTACATGAAAGAGATTTATATGGTATGGTGTTACATACATACCTCAACCATAAAGATTTAGCTGATGTTAGTGAAGAGGATGTTATAGATACAATCACCTGTAACGCTAGGCTACTATGGATACGAAGAGAAGAGGGTGAGATGTGGAGCCCTCCAGTATGAGCGGCACTAAGCAGTGCTCTACCTGTGATGTAGTGAAGTACCTATCTGCCTTCTACTTAAGAGCAGACACAAGTAAGCACAGAGCACAATGTAATGAGTGTTTTAATAAAGTTAGAAGGAGTATATACCATAACAATGTAGAACATTATAGAAGAAAACGAAGAGAGTATGCCGCTACGGACAGGGAGAAAGGCCAAGCAAAGGATCGGTACCTCAAAAGAACGTATGGTTTAACCTTGTCGGAGTATAAGGAGCAGTGTGCAACACAGGACAACAGGTGTGAAATTTGTGACATACAGTGTAGCCTTGTAGTAGACCATGACCATGATACGGGAGAAGTAAGAGGATTATTGTGTAATAACTGCAACACTGGCATAGGGTTACTTAAGGATGAGCCAGAGGTACTGAAGAAAGCTATTGAATACATAAGGAGGGGTCAATGATAAAGTACGACAGTAACTTTGAACGTACACTACACGAGGCTGGACTCAAGGGCTGTCAGTTCCACCCCCCTCGGGTACAGTACACTATCAAGCGTGAGTATGAACCTGACTTCCTCTATCGTAGAGTTATGATAGAAGCTAAAGGTCGCTTCCGCGACCGGCAGGAGTCTTCTAAGTATATACATATACGTAAAGCCTTACCCAAGGGGTACAAGTTAGTCTTTGTATTCATGAACCACAAGACTAGTATGCCCGGTGCAAGGAGACGTAAGGATGGTACTAGACAATCAGTGGGGGAATGGGCTACTAAGAATGGATTCATTTGGTATAAACCACGTACCCTACCTAGGGAATGGAGTAAAAAACTATGACACCAAGTTGCAAAGAGTTAGCATTAGCATTCTGGGACGACCCTAAGTATGGGGATCTCTCAATAGAGGCTATACTATGGATAATAGTAGAAAAAGATTTAGGATCTGATGCAGAAAGCATCCTTAAGGGGTTGATTGGTGATGAAAGTAATATCTAAAGGAGAACTACTTCACATAAGAGATGTACTACTATCTATACTTGAAGAAGAAGTAGAGGAAGTAGACATAAGTGAAGCAGAGGAGGCCTTGGAGATCATTGAGGCCTTACTTAACGGAGAGGAGGTAACAGTAGTATGTCAAGAGTCGGAGTAATAGGTGACACACACATACCCTATGAACTGGATGGATACATGGAGTTCTGTAGGGATACCTTTGAACAGTGGGGAGTAGATAGAGTAGTACACATCGGTGACCTTATAGATCACCATGCCTTATCCTTCCATGAGTCAGAGCCTACCCTCAAGGGTGCCAATGGTGAGATGATGGATGCTAGGGAACGACTACAACCTTGGTACGATACCTTTCCTGAGTTAACATTGATTGTAGGTAACCATGATAAGATACCTGCACGTCAGTTAACTAAGATAGGTATGGATGCAGAGGTATGGATGAGACCACTCAATGAAGTCTATGAGTTCCCTACTGGATGGACTATGTTAAACGAGGAGGAGATAGATGGGGTTCTTTATCACCACGGTGACACTAGCGTGGGTGTCAATGGGTTTCGTAATGACGCCAAGGCACGAATGGTCTCGACTGTTTCAGGCCATTGTCATGGCAACGCTGGCGTTAGTGCTACTGCTAGCCATCACAGGTTAGTATGGGGTATGGCTACTGGGTGTGGTGTAGACAACACTACTATGGCTATGGTGTACGGTAGGAACTTTAAGAATAAACCTATTATCTCCTGTGGTATAGTAATAGATGGAGTCACACCAGTGGTAGAGTTCATGGACATAGGGGAAGCAGGATGGTAGAGACACGGCCAAGAGAAAAACATGGTATGTGTGACACACCTGAGTACATGGCGTGGCAACATATGAAAGACAGATGCTCTAACCCTAATTATGATAAGAGTAAGAATTACTTAGGTCGTGGAGTTACTGTATGTGAGAGGTGGCTTGACTCCTTCATAAACTTTTACGAGGACATGGGAGATAAGCCAACTACAAACCACAGCTTAGACAGAGAGGATAATAATGGCGATTATGACCCAAGTAACTGTAGGTGGGCCACTAACAAGCAGCAAGTAAACAACAGAAGGGCTCTACCTAACTCCACAGGGTACACTTATATACATAGAAACCATAAAGGATTCTTAGTACGTATCAAAAGAGTTTGTTATGGGACGCACGATACAATTAAGGAGGCTATTGTGGTAAGAGATAAAGTATTAGATCACGGCAACGGTGACGGATAATGGGACAGTCAAGGTTATTCTCCTTCATAGAACAACTATTTAACATAGGCAGTGGGTTCATCATAGCTGTATTCTTATGGGCTTACGTAGTTACACCGTACATAGGGATAGAGTATGATGTAGTACAGAGCCTTAACGTAACCCTGTTGTTCACAGTGGTATCCGTAGTACGTGGATACCTATGGCGTAGAGCTGGTAACTATATAACAGAGAGGTATCACAAGTGAGTATACCACTAGAGCTACTGAGTATGGGAGCCAGTGCTGTACTCAGTGGTGTCATGACTGTCTGGTCTCAGAGCCTCAAGGATAAGGCTCAGGCACACCAGTCTCTTATAGAGAGGGCTACCCTACAGAATGAGATCTTTACTAAGGCTAGAGAATTCAAGGGCAGCAAGTCCTTTCAGTTTACACGTAGGATCATAGCCTTGTCATTAGTAGGGGCTATAGTTATACTACCTAAGGTACTACCCCTAGTAGGTATACCTGTTACTATAGGGTGGACTGAGGTAGAGTCAGGGTTCTGGTTCTGGAGTGATGATAAGACTAACGTAGTATGGCACACAGTGGAAGGGTTAGCACTGACACCATGGGATAACCACCTAGTAGCCAGTGTAATAGGCTTCTACTTTGGTAGTAGTGTGGTGAAAAATGTTTAACTTTAAATTAGAGAAAGGATATAAACCAATGACCTTACCAACAGATGCACAAGAAAGGAAGGCCGTACCTATCTACAGTGGGGTACTTAAGTACTTCCCTGATGCATTAGCTGCTGTAGCTGAGTGTAGTAAGAAAGGGAATGATCAGCACAACCCGGGGCAACCATTGCACTGGGCTAAAGAGAAGAGTACTGATGAGCATGATGCTCTGGTTCGACACCTCATGGAAGCAGGTACCGTAGATACAGATGGAATACGTCACAGTGCTAAGGTAGCATGGCGTGCTCTAGCTGCCCTCCAAAGAGAGCTAGACTCCTAGCATAACTACGTTGTCAGGCAGAGTAGCATGGGATACTGTATACCACAGCTCTCCTGCTGCCGCCCCTGCCGCCCCTTGCGTAGCCCCACCCTTAGTTACACTAATACTTATAGTACCAGCATCTGTGATAGGCCCACCTGTTAGGTTAGTGCCTGTATCTACACTGGTTACTGTACCCTGTGGTGCTTGGGCATCAATGTGGGTAGTCTCTTCCCTCCATCTCCTATTAGCTAACATACGTTTAGAAGGGTTACGTTGTTCCAGTGGTGTACGTCTACCCATTAGTATGTCAACTTAAGATCTAGGTCTGTGTGTTTATCTATAGCTTGTACGTAGGCTTCATCAACTACAGTAGCACCGTTAGTTTCATCCACAAACTTACCCGTAGTCCTAGCAACCATAGTACCAGCAGTACAGCTAGAGTCAAAGGTTAGTGAACCACCTAGCCCCATCTCCACTGTCACTTCATCAAGTACGTTATTACAATCTTTAATAGTAAGACCCCCACCATGTCCTCTGACACTCATCTTAGATGAACCAATACCATTCATACTTATAGTAGGTCTACTTAGTCCCGCTATAGCACTCGCACTATTCTTCATGTACACATCACCCGCATCAACACAGAACAAATCCCCTGCTAATGCACAGTTCTCAAAGTGACCGTTAAGCCACATACCTGTCAGCAAGACAGATTCTTGTACTATGATAGGACTTGTGTATACACCTTCCAGCCTCACCCTGTGGAACTCAGAGCCCTTGAGGTCATATCCAGCTAAGTCTATTACTGGTGTACCTACCCCTCTAACAGCCATATTCTTTAAGTCTCTATCTAAAGTAATATCATCTAACACTACTAAGGTAGTAATACCACTAGCCTCAGCATCATCAACAGCATCTGTTATATTATTATAAGGCGACTGTTGGTACCCATTTCCATTAGAAGCTAGAGATGAATCAATCCACACCTCTCGCTGTACCTGCCCATGTATATCTTGGACGTCCAGTCCGCTAACTAACTCAGCCCTTACCGTAGCCCCATTAGAATTATCAGTTAGTTTCCCAACACCTCTAACTATTATCTCCCCGTTTGTTACCGTGCTGTCCAGTATTACGTGACCGCTGTTGAGATCTATCGAAACGCTGTCTGTGCCTGTCTTGTTTTGGAGCTTTACGCCTCCGTTGTAATTCCTCAAGGCTAAGGCTTGACCCGATCCTCCCATGTCTATTGTTGGTGTGCCTACTCCCGGTACCCCTGACATGCAGTTGACGAAGTGGGCCACTTGGTTTCCCCCAAGCGTTATAGTCGCTGAGTTCAAAATACATGAGTCTATTACCCCTGATACAAAGTTTAATCCATTAATGATACAGTCATAGATGTGGGCATCCCCATCAAGAGTACCTGTGATTGTAGCTTGTGAGAATGTACTGTCTATAAACGTAGCATCAGCGTGTAGTGTGAAGTTAGATAAGTTTACACCTTGACCCACCAGTTTATAGTCAGAGAAGTCCTGACTGCTATCTACTACTGCATCTCCGTTAATAAAGAGGGTATCAAAGTCACTCCCTGCTATGACTAGAGCCTCTAGGAAGTTATCCACCTTAGAAGAAGGTGTACCCATTGGGTAAGTAGTGCCGGTAGTACCGTTAATTACATCTACCCACACACCTCCATTGAAAGTAGCAAACTGTAAGTAGGTAGGGTCAATGAAGCCAGTGGTATTGTTAGTGTTAACAGATACTTGATTCTTTACCTCTACTTCTCTAATATTGGTGTTACCCTCAATAATATTAACAGAGTATAAGCCATCCTCAAACACTAGGTCGTAGTATGTACCGTCTATCTCTGTGATACTAGGAGTAGAGGAGGTAGCAGGTATACGAGAGTACATCAATGGGTGAGGGAGAGACTCAGGACTATCTGAGTAGTCACTAAGTAGATTCCAGTATGTATCTACTGTAAGCTTATACTTAGTACCACTCTCTAGTGTGAGGTCACTCTTAGGTATAGTAACTCTAAAAGGAGTTAATGTGTAATCTACTGTTATAGCCATGTGTTACTCGTCTGGTTGTAGAGCTACGATAGTGTTGAACCCTGATACATCTACTATTGTACCTGATGTAGTACTAGGCACTTTATATGGTGACACTGAACCTTGCCGTGCTTTAACTTTGATGTCTAACCCAGATGGATCAAAGGCTGCCTCATAGACAAACCCAACATCCTCGATTATTCCTAGAGCATCAGTCAAACCTGTTAGTATTATATCCCCTGTTGTAATAGTACCTACAGTTTCAGTTGCACTTACTTCAACCCTAGCATTTTCTATAGCTGTACCTGCATCATCGGTTACTTTAACTCTAACAGTAAGTAGTCCTGCTGTAACTGTAACTGTACCTGTTCCAGCGTTGTGTACAGTAGGGGTAGAAGCTCCTACTGCTACTGCTATGTCCTTAGTAGTCCCACCATTGTAAGTTATGTGTATTGTTTCGTTCCCAGTGGAACCATCTGTTGCAGCATACCCTGAGTCAGAGTTATCCCAAGAGATCGTTGTAGAATCAGTGGTTGTGCCTAACTCAACAGCGTAACCAGTCCCATCAGATATAAAATTGTTTCCAGTAAGAGAAGATAGTGTAGCTGCTGTTGAAACTACTGCGGTAGAGGAAGTAGAAGCATCAAAGGTACAATCTGTTAGTGTTGCGCTGGCCTGAGTTACAGTATCACACCCCCTGAAAGTAACATTAGTTGCAGTATACGCACTACTTAAACCGAAGGTACCCATGTTAGTAAAGGCACACCCAGTTAAGAGTACTGTCCCAGCAGAGGTAGTAACCCAGTTACCCCTAGTAGAGGAACCCTCTGTTGCTGTAATATTTATATTAGTTAAGGAAACATCACTGCCTTGGGTGACATCAAACCCTATGAAGTCTGCAGCTACATGTTCCAAATCATTAATAGTTATATTCTTATTACTATCACTGAAGTCACACGCAGTAGTGTTAGTTGTGTCTCCAAATTCTAATCGGCACTGCATTGTGAAGTTTACAGCAGAGCCCGGTGTCCTCTGGAATTGCCCCCAACGGTTAGTTATACTGTCATTCTGTACAGCTAGGTCAGTGAAGTTAGCTTGTGCTCCGACACCATCATTGATCTCGATAGACCTACCATACCTTACCTCATCAATACCAAAAGGTGCCCCCTTAGTAGGGCCTGTAGTAGGAAGGTTAGCTTGTCCTCCATAGGTATCCATGTTGGCTGTTGTTACCGTGCCAGAGGCTTGAGTCCCCTCATCAGGGTCAACTACAGCGCATATCCAAGGTGCCCCGTAGTCAATAGTGTCTGACCCTGCATAATGATAAAGGTTCAACGTATTAGAAGCTGACCCTAGTGCAATATCTATACCCCCACTAGCCTTAACAGCTAGTGAACCGGGAGTTGCATGTGTTATCCACATAAAAACTGCATTACCTGAGCCAGTTGAGAGCCCAGTGTTAGTAGTATCCTCTACCATACCCTTAGCTGCACCAGCCCATGCGTTCTTAGAGACACACCTAGTACCCTCGATGAAGTAATCCGTCTCAATATTAAGACCAGATGCACCACCACCAAGGGCCGCCCAGTTCCCAGTAGCCGAGGAGTCGGCAACTAGGTCTGTTAGGTCTGTATTATAAGAGGCTGCTGCCATTAGGTATCACTCACTCTAGCTGGTGTAGTTGAACCTCCACCTGAACCAAGTACTGCTGTAGTTTCAGCGGGTACTGTGGGGCCACCACCTGCACTAGCACCGTATCTCCTACGAATTACTAGGGTTCTATCTGCATCGTATACAGTAGTAAAGTCTAATGATGTACCTGCTGCATTAACCTCATCAATGTAAGATATAAAGACGTTAGCTGCTGCTGTTACAGGGTCTCCACTAAAATCAGTAGAGGTAATAGTAAAGGTACTACCAGTGTACGCACTGTAAGCTATCTTAGTATACTTACCTGAATCACGAAGTGTACGTATCTGCACAGAAGCAGGGGTATCTATAGGAATAACAGAATCCATAACCAAAGAGGTTACAGTGGTATTAACTGTAGCGTTCTGCCCTAACTGAGCTACATCCAGTAGACCACCAGACTCAGGGCCTACTAGTACGTAGTCCTCTGTAGCAATTAACCCATTGACTGTAAAGGTTACGTTGTTAGGTGGTTGGTTGATAGTACCAGTAAGGTCCGTTACTTTATCAGATTGGCTTAAGTCATCAGCTCCTATACCTATACCAAAGGCACCAAGGATAGCAGTACCAGTAGAAGAACCAAGGAACGGTTGAGATATGGTTTGTGCTGTAACAGTTGCGTTAACATCTACTGTACCTGCACCGTTACCAGTTATAGTCTCTCCGTCACCGGGGAGGACACCTGTAAGTAGTTGTATCCATATCTTAGTAGCTGCTGTAGTGCTATTAGTAGCAAGAAGCTGTGCTGTACCTGCTGTAGCACCTGCACCCCAAGATAAATCTTCTGGTTCTACTAGTGTACCTGTAGGTGTATCAACATCAATCTCATGTGTGATGCCTCGGAAGATGTCAGCACTAAGGCCATACATAGTCTCTGATGTACCCTCTCGTTGAATCCACTGTGCTCTCTCGTAAAAGTTATTCTTACTTTGTGCACCTAGTTCCCAATCAGAGTAGTAGTACTCATCAGTTAAGTTACCATCAGCGTCAATGCCAACGTAACCCTCATTGTCATTAACAATATCAGTCCATGTAGCAACAGTACCTACTATTGTGTTGTTATTGTTATTAGCGTTAGCTGTTAAGGCTAGTACGTTATTACCTCTGTTAGTACCACCACCAATAGAAAACTCAGTGTAAGCTGTACCGAATACACGTTGAGTACCGATAAGTCTACGACCATCAGTGTCAACACCACCTGTACGTACTTTAACTAAGAATCTATGTGTAGTAGATGAAGTTGAGTCTTCTACTGCTGCTATCATCTTAGCTTCATTCCAGAAATCATTGGTTATTCTAACACCATTCTGTATTACCTGAATAGAGGTGGAGTTACCGAACACCTGAATACCATCATAGATCTCATCACCACCTGCTTCAGTAATAGATGTATCATATATATGTTCCTGTGGGTCTTCTGCTGTAGCACTAGTCAATACATAACTATTAAGTAATGTAATGTTAGTATCAACACCCCCTCTTGCAGACGGCACGTTATCTATAATAGAGAGCTCATCATCCCCCGAGTCAACCTCTTGGTCGGCAAAATCTTGTAGCGCCCTGTGTAATTCTATACCAGTGACGTATGAAGGAGAAGTCCCAGCATGTAAGTCACCTATATATTCTATTTCTTTAGAAGATCTTGTAATCTTCCAATCTGCTGCAACCCATGTCATAGCTGTATCCTCTCTCGTTTAGTAAGTGTATGTTGCTCGGTCATCCCAAGTCTTTGTGAAATCTGTAGTACCATCGGCCCAACGTATATCAACATCTGGGTCGTTAGTTGAATCTATCCTCTTTATCCTCCAAGAAGGAGCACTGGTATTAGTACCTGCTTCTACTTCTCCTATGTATATATAAGGACTCTCATCATCTATTAGTTTATCGTACATAGGGTCTTCTGCCTCTATAATAGTTGTACCACCACCGGGGAAGTAGTTATTAGTTTTAGCTAGAGATTGCCTTAGACTATTCTCCATCTCCATGACTATCTTCTTAAACTTCTCGAACTCTTCCTTCTCCAGTAGTTTTTCTTTGTTAGCTAGTACCTCTTTAGTAACAGTAGTAGTAATACCAGCAGCTCCTTGAGCCCCCGTAGCACCACGTGGCCCTGTTACCCCTTGCTGTGGCATAGGTATACTACCTACCGCATCTTGTACAGCCTTGTGTACCCGTATAGTATCGTATTGTTCCTTAGATATAGGAGTTAACTTAAGCATCTAGTATCTCTGAGCTCTTCATAGCTACTACACTACCGTCCTCTCTCTGGAAGTAGGAGATATCTGAGAGCTGCTCAGTTATAACCTTATCTGTCTCATCTACCCTAGTAATCGCCTTAGCAATCCCAGCATCCCTCTTCTCTTCGGACTCTCTTCTTCGTTGGTCTTGTTCTTCTTGTTGCTCTCTGATGAGGGAGTCTTCTGCTTCGGTTCGTTTGTCTCTTTCCAGTGTTTCTTGTAGTTCTCTATCTCGTCCATCAGCCTCTTGCTCCATAGATTCAATGTACTTATCATCTAAAGATAGAACCCTCCCCTTCTCTGTCTCACGTTCCTGCTCTTTCTGCATAGCATAAGCTAGAAGCTTAACACGAGTTTGTTTACCAAACCTATCCCAGTCAGGGAGTATACTCTTTAGGTTACGAATCTGAGCCTCAGCTTTAAGGCTCGCTACTTGTTCCTTGGTAGGGGTGGCAGTGTCTTTGTCCTTCTTAAAGCTAGCCCTTTTTGCCTGCATCTTATGAAGACGTGGCCTCCACAGTTCTTGAAACGGTTTAACCCTGCCTAATCTTTTCCCACCAAATGTCCTACTTGTCTGTGCTAGTACCTGCTCTACATTATTATTCTTTATAGCCTTAGCTAACTTAGGCCAATTGAAGTCACCAACCTTAACCTTGGTGCCGTCCCTTTTAGTGTAAGCATCCTTAGCTTCTAATGTACCTACATTAAATGTTATCTCCGTAAGTATATTTTTATAAGTAGGGTCTAAGTCGTCCCACTTAACACTGGGTATAGGGTCGTGCTTTATCCACTCCTTCATAGCTTTCTTTCTATGAATTATTAAGTCCTGTATTAATAGGTCATGTGCTTGCTTCTCAGTAATACCCCTAGTTATATCTACGTCAACACCGTTTATCTTAATGACCTTCTGCCCACCTAAGATGGCATGACCGTATGCTACTGTCGGATGGTTCTCTCCTTTTAGTATATAAGGGTACCACTTACCACCAGCTAGTCCTTCCTCTACCCCATTTTCTTCTTCCTTCAGGGTATCAATAAACTCTTTGTCTTGTGTAAACCTCATCATTAACCTGATGCCTTATCAATTGCTAACTTAGCTGCCTTGATGAACTCTTCTTCTTTTTCTAAGTCCTCCGGTGCTATAGATCCTTGGAAGTAAGCAGCATTCTCTACTTTCCATGCCTCTAGTACCTCTTCATACTTCTTACCTTCCATATTAGCTACAGACTCTATGTATAGGTTTAACCTCTGTGCGTATTTAGGGTCACTAGGGTACTGTATGTGCCCGCTTGATGTATCTAAGAAGGGTAAGGCGTTATTCTTTATATATATATCTTTACCAGCAAGTATTAAAGAGGAGTCTACATCCTGTAGCTGTATCATAAAGTTATCTTTAGCTCTACTCAGAGCAGGGTTCTTAGCTAACACTACCCCCTGCTTACTAGCACCTACCATAAGAAATGCATCCCATGTCTTAGGGCTGTACATAGTAGGGTTCTGTATTGTACTCTCTTGTACCCCTAGTATAACATTGATCTCATTGAACCCATTTACTGCGTCCTGTGGTGTGTACTTCTCTCCTTGTGACGATAGTATATCACTGAATACACCTGTGACTAAGCCAGCGTACTCATTGAGAGCCCTGTTGTTCACAGCGAACCCTTCGAACCCTGCGTTACTGGGGTTATCTCTTGTTGCGAACAGTAATCCTTGTGATACTAGCTCAGCTATGTCTACCTTACCCTTCGATTGAGATAACATCTTAAGTAGTACAGGGTAGTTACCTAACTCTGATAGTTTCTGCAGTTGTAGTAGGTTATCTTGGTCTTTAACAGAGCCATACCTATTAAATACTGCAGTGGATTTACTCAGGTTAGTCTGGTAATCATACATATCCTTGAGTGTAGGGTCTTTTATAAGAGCTAAGAGTGCCTCTTTCTTCTGTGTTAACCCTAGTAACGAACGGTCAAGCTCATCCTTAGATAAGTCAGAGAAACCAGCGTTATCATATATACCTTTTATAGCTTCATTGTAGGTTTGATTAATAAAAGATGACGCTTCAGTCTTCTGCTCTGGTGTGTACGACTGGAATAACTCAGTACTAGGGGTTAACTCCGCATCCCATAGTTTACCTAGTGTACCAGACATAAAACTACCCATACTGTTAGCTAGTCTAAGGGAGGTATCTTTATTAGTAAGCCCTAGTTCTTTAATCATCTCATTAGCACGGGTTTGCTCTGCTATCTGGTTCTTCTCAAAGTTAATTTGCTGCAACTCTGCTACCTGTGCTACCAGTGGTAGAGTGGGGTCTATATTATTCTCCTCTACTTGCTGCTTAAAGTCATCTATCTGTTTCTCTTGACGACTACGTTGGTGTAGGTATGATTCTTTCTCTATCTGTACACTAGCAGAACCCGGGCCAGCATCGTTTAATATCTTAGAGATATCATCTGCGTACATAGGGTTAGCCTTCTGGTACGTCAGAGCTAAGTTCTCTAAGTGAGTAGCGGTTTGTGTAGGTGTAGTGCTTGATTGCCTAGCTGCTTCCTTTACCTTAGATATGTCATCCCTAAGTTGAACTAGGGTGTTAGCCTTCACCTTGGCCCTCTCGATTTGAGCAGCTTGTTGCTCTGTATCCTTGTGAATTTGAAATGCAGTCACACCTGCGTTAGCTAACTGTGCTAGCCCTGCTGTAGTATTAATTATATTAGGTGCAATAGCCCTAGGGTTACTAGTTCTACCTTGTAGTCTTGGGCCCGGCATTATTTATCTCCCTCAAGTTTTTCTATAGTTTGTTCAGGTTCTTGTACAAACAACTCATCAAGAATCTGCTCATAAGCTGGTAGCTCTTCATCGTTTGCCAAGGATCTCACAGTACGTGATACATTTACCACATCCATCTCAATTGCAGCTCTCTTCATAAGTTCCTGAAGTAGATCACTGCTACCCTCTCGTACTTCTAGTTTATCTAGGTACATCTCAGCGACCAGTGCCCTGACTCTACCTCGACTCTCATTCTTAATAGAGTATAACCAAGATGTTATATCTTTAGCTCTAGAGACTATATCTTCTAATGAATCATCATCTTTACGTGCATCATATAGATGGAACAAGGCTCCTACGATACGCTTGGCAGTCTCCTTTTCATGCATTACTTGTAAGGATAGGTTATGCTTAGCTTCATAGTAAACTGATTCCTTGTATGAACCTAGTCCTAAGCTAGCCTTAGCCCACGCCTCTATTAACGTAGCCTTAACAGTTTCATCCCCATGCTTATCTATGAAGGCACGGACATCTGCTGCTATCATACCTTTATGGTAGTTATTAAGGCCAGAGGACATACCCCTACCCATTACCTTTAAGGATTCCAGCAACACTTCTTCTACTATATCATCCTCACCCATCTCACCAAACATATCCATCACATCATTGACCGCTACGGAAGTACGTCTAATAGCTGCTGCACTAGCACCAAACATAGACTCAATACCCGACTTGTCAGCGAAGATCATATCAAAGATAGACCCTACTGCAAACGTAGCGCCACCAAAAGGGGCGAAGGATGAAAAGTTAATGTAAGTACCTTTATAATCTTTCTTATCTAATCCGTACAACTCTCCAGCAGACTCTAAACCTTTATTAATAAGTAGTGTAGCACCACCCTCTGTGATAATTCTGTGGATATCAGGATTTATCTCTGACTCTGTTAGCTCTGTGTATTTATCAGCTATACCATTAACAACACTAGATACACCCCACGCACTAGCTCCAAACATAAGCGTCTGTGTTGTAGCAATAGAAGCCCGTTGTCCCTTAGAGAGAGAAGGGTTCTGCCCTAGTATAGCAGCTAATGCTTTATGTTGGAACGATAGGAACTGTGTAGCATTCTTAAGTAGACCACGTTGATACCCAAAGGCACCACTCTCTGTCATAGAGAACGTCATCTGTCTCGTAGTTTGCCCTAGCTCTAGTGGAGATACTGTCTTACCAGCCCTCTTGTTTAAATGTTTAAGTACCATGTAAGTAGAAGCTAGGTTACCCACCTCACCAGCGTTAAAGCCAAACTTCCTCGCCATACGTGGTGCCCATAAGGCTACGTTAGCTGCATGAGCACCTGTCTGTCCAGCTAGTGACCTACCTATAGGGTTAATAGGTTCAGGCATTAGACCTGTAGTGAACTGGTGGCTGTCAACAGACTGACTGAGCCCTGTATCTAACCACTCATCTACTTCCTTACCAAATTCTTTTAATGACAAGCCTCGTGCCTTAGCAAAAGCAGGGGCTAGCTTACTCCATAGAGAAGCATTGTGTCTGATGGACGAGCCTGCTATCATAGAGCTTGCATCTATTAAATGCTTACCTGATCCCATATATAATGGAGCTAGTGGTGCAAGCATAAGATGCTGTGACATCTGTAGTGGTAACTGTCTGAAAGGGTTAGTAGCTAAGAATGAGAAGAATGCATACGACTTAGCTGCATCCATTGGATCTTTCTTACCTAGTATATCTGCTGTCTTATGTGCTGCAGTCCCACCAGTCTTACCATCTATGTATACTGCTAACCTAGTCAGTGCCCCTCTCCATCCCGCTGTAACAGGATCTTCATACCTACCCATTCTATTCACGTAGTCCCATGCAGCTACTGCATTGTTATACAGTGGAAGTAGGTCAGGTCTTTTGGGTACTAGGATTCCTTTGCTAGTAAGAGGGAAACTAAATATCCCATCGTTATTCTTAGCTAGGAGGTCTAGTCCATATCTATCAGCGAACTGCTTACCGAAGAAATCAACGAAACCTTTTTCCATTTTCTCTACTACTGGTATCTTAGATAGGTGACTAGCTGCCTTGTGTACACTAGATTGCATAGCTTCAAAGGTAGGTAGTATATTAGATAAACCACCGCCATCTTTCTCTAGTAGAGCACCACGCTTACCCTTATGTAGTAACCCATTAGCCATAGCTAGTTCAAAGGCAGACTCACCGTCATTCAGATCCTTGATCACCTCCCTACCAAACCTAACGTTCATTGTTGCCCCATCAGCTATCATAGATGGAGATAAGAACTCCTCTTTTAAACTAGTGAGGAGAGAGTTCGCTTCATTAATAGAGTTAGCTGCGCCTTTAACATGGGTACGCCCTTTAAGTGTAGCACCCCCATCGATCTTAAGCATCTCGGATAACTCTATATAGTACTTATCTTCATGGCGCGTGAATACATACCCATCTATATAGGGTAGTGGGTCATCTGGTATACTTTTAACTTGCTTCAGTCCGTTAGGTGGTACATACATATAGTTGAAACCTTCTCCACCTACACGTTCTTCAGACCTTAGTTTAAATATTTGTCCTATCCTATTTTCTACACTAGTTTTAATCTCTGCAGTTAGGGCTGTGGGTCTACCTGTTGTAATGTCTAGTACTGTACGCACACTACTGAGGTCTGTACTAGCCTCTAGTAATTTACCGTATGTAATAACACCATCCAACTCATGTAGTGCATCGAACGCACCATCTAACAGTCCTTGCTTCACACGCCTGTTCATAGTAAGGTAAGTAAGATCGGACTTAGTTACCATACCTAGGTATGCTTTATATGACGCAGGTGTCACAGGTTTAATACTATCAGTACCAGCTATTGCATCTTCCCATCGGATGACACCGGGCACACCATCTCCCCTATCTATCGCACCCTTAGCCATTAGTGTGACTGCACCTAGTCTATCTTGTTGACTCAGACCTTTGAAGGATCTATCTATATTATTAATCTGACTCAGTACTGAGGCCTCGAAATCATTCAGTGCTCCTAGTTTAAGAGAATCCTTAGGTGCAAACAGTCCATTCACGTCAGTGAAGTACTTGCTTAGCCTAGGGTCTACCACTGATGTAACCGAGGGGGTTATAGCAGCAAAGTCTACATAAGGAGTCTCAGTAGGCAGGTGCTCTACTGTTTCTGTCTGGTAAAAGTACTCACCCTTATCGGTAGAGGATATACTATCTTGCTTCACCTTAACTATCTTACCTGAGGGTGCTCGCTTCCATAAACTAACACCCTCATGTCTACGCCTCTTAGCAGCACTTAGTGCACCGTGTACCGTAGTATACCCACGTGCTGCAGTAGCACCTATAGTAGTAATAACATTGTACTTACCACCACCCAGTGCAGTAGCACCACTCTTATTAACATGTATTCTTCCACCAGCATTACGTTCTACTATATCTTTAATAAGTCTAGCAGTAGTAGGGTTATCTGTTTGGTACCTACCTAATATATTAGTAGCCTTAGTACCCATCTCAGCAGCAGCATCTATAACATCTACTGGTGCACCCTCAAGTACTTTAGCTCCCGTACCTTTTCCCGGGAAGTGTGTGTCCATGAGCATGTGAGGGACTGATTGACCAAAGGCTTCAGTAGCCTCAGATGTATCTCTTAGTATGTTAACGGCAGCTAGCTCTCTAGCTAACACAGGATTAGTCCTATTAGCTACACCTAATGTAGAGGTAATACCATTCAATCCTAGCTTAGCCCACCCAGCTAATGTGATTACATCAAGGGGTACTATTATATTTTCTATTAGTCTGTCCCAATCGAAGTCATCTTCAGTAGATACTGTATCAAGCATAGCCTCTACAGTAACCATGGCCTCGAATCCATTGTGATCCTTGACCCAACCTTCTTGTTCTTTAAGGAACGACACCATCTTCTGTGCCCACTTTACTTTCTCTTTAGAACCAAGAGACCTGAAGGTATCTTTAAGTGTATGGTATTGCTCACCTGTCCATACTTCATCCCACATAGAGGGCTCTTCCCCCATCATGTGTGTGTACAAACCTGTTATCTTATTCGCATGACTCCTAGGTATACTAAGGTCAAGCACATCAAACCAGAAGTCAGTAGAGGGGGAATCAAAGGACACCTCCTTCAAGTTAATGACCTCAGGTTTCATAAATTCTATTTCAGCGTTAGCCTCGTGCATCTCTTGTAGCTCAAGTGCTCGTACTGCTTGTTGCTGGGCATAAGCTGGTGCCCCTCCTGCATCATAAGTATTCACAGTAGCATTAGCATAGGATTGGTACAAGGGTGTCTTGTTCCTTTGTATCTGTAGCTCCCGTACTCCCTGTAAGAAGTCCTCTTTAGCATTAGTAGGTACAGCAGGGTCAATGAGTACATCAGTAGCAGCTTCTCGGTCTAGAGTTTCCTCTTCGATCTTTGTGAATTCAGAGATATCCTTTACATCCTGAGAGGCACCAGTCATAAGTAAGTCTTGGCGTATATTAAAGTATGCCTCTTCAGCACCATCACCTATAACGAAGGCAGCCTGTGCAGCAGTAGTAGATGCAGCGTGTGAAGGGATACCTTGTATCTCCTCCTCTTGCTCTGCAAATACGTTTAACTCTGGATCAGTACTGTATATATTATCTTCCATTATTCTACCTTAGCTTTAGGAGTTGCGAACACTGCTGCTGCACTCAAGGCAACAGAAGCTATAGCAGAGAATGTCTGTGCTTGTGATTGATCATTTGCCGCTGCTTGTAGGTAACTCTCTTGTCGCTGAGAGAATGCTAATAGCTGCTGGTTGAAAGTAATATTACTACCTAACTGAGACATCAAGGAACCTGACGCACCAAGCTGTCCACTGCCACCTAAGGCACCTGTCTGTGCACTTACGTTAGTAACTTGTCCTATTAGTTGCCTTGCATCCTCTATACTCTCGATGTTAGCTTTCCTAGACTCTATAGCTCTACGTCTACCCTCTACTTTCCTAGCTTTATCCTGTGCTTTCCTAGCTTTCCTAGATTGTACTGTACTAGCTACAGTAGAGGTCACGGCTATAGCTACAGCTACGTAAGCCATTGTCATTATTGATACTCCTCACTAGAAACTTCATTAACGATAGCCTCTACGTCTACCTCATCTGTAACATGGAAGGTTAACCATAAGGTCTCCTCATGTACAGCGATAGCTCTCTTGGTGTTAGGCTCAGTGATAAAGAAGTAAGGGCCTTGTACCCTCTCTTTAGTACCATCTGGTTTAGATATAGTAACATCTCCACTTACTATAACGCTAATGTGTTGTGTTTTATGAACCCTACTTGTTAGTACTGTATCCTTAGGTAGGGTAATAACCCTCATGTAAGCCCCCTCAGCGAAGATGTGCTGTAGTGGTAGCTCAACCTGTGGCATCTGCTTCAGCTCATCTTCTAAGGCTTTTATATTCTCCTTATCGGGTATAGCTAACCCTTGATAGAACTTCTCTGCTAGCTCAGTACTCATCAGTATTGTCCATCCATTGTAATAGGTAAGGTAAGACCTATGAGTCTCATATCTTTCCCAGCTTCAGTATCATACCGTAAGCCTAGTGCCTTCCCGTTACCACGTATCTTAATCCTAGTAACCACAACGTCAGACATAGCACTAAAGGAACCATCATCTTCTGCTAGGGGGTCTCTGAATCTATAAGCTTGTCTCTGTCTACCTACTTTACTATTACCTACTACTGAGTTCCATCCCCACTGTGGAGTAAGGAGTGCACTAGATGGGTATGTGTATATAGGTGTACCATCGCCATCTACACCTGAGACTGTCTGTTCAGTAAACTCAAAGTAGTTAGTAACGTAAGGGGCTGCCTTATCAAACTGTGGGTTATCTAATGTCAGTGCTGCTAACTCTAGGTGACCCTCTATGGGAGAGGCTCCAAAGTCTACAAAATCTGCATCGTTAAACTCTGCTACACTATATAACGGTGTTACTCCGTCATCATTGTACGTAAGGAACTTAGTACTATTTGCTGTATTAGATGCTTGAGAGAAGAAAGGGAACGCTAACCTAGCTGTAGCTGTAAGGGCTACGTTCTCTGTGTCAAAGTAGTGTGGATACCAAGCACCACCTTTAAACCTAAGGTTCAATGAGTGTTGTAGTTTATTAACTGTACCGTAGTAAAAGCTATACAGCTTCTCTTTATTATCATAGAGAGATACTGAGTTCTGTACCTCAGCCAGAGGTATGTCATTATAGTAACTATCAATAGACCCCTCTGTTATATTAGTAGCTACTACCCTTCTTGATTCTTGGGTAGCACCTACTTGGTAGATACCATCGTTAGCTGCATAGATAACTGTATCATCTACATCTATTACTGATCTCTTAGATACACAGCCTATCTTAGTAACTCTGGATACTACGTAGGAGATAGGGGCAAAGCCCTCTGACCCACCAGAGATAGCCCATACACCATTGTCTGCTACGACTAGGAGTGCAGATGTAAGAGGTATCAGCTTTAATACTTTACCTAGTTCAGATATCTTAACTGTTCCACCGTCACTGTCGATTAAACTATTGATCTCTTCGGCAGTAGGGTCAGCCTCTTGATAGCACTTACCTGCTCTGTTTATATCTGTTAGTACCTGTGAGTAGAATAAGGTAGTACTCCATCGGGTACTTTGTACCCCTGCATACCACACTCTTCCAAAAGCAAAGGCTACTTCCTCAGGTCTGTTGTCTGTTGTCTCTATTGTTATAGCCATATTAAGGTAGCCACTCTGGGTCTAGGGGTTCTTTCCACCATATAGGATCTACAGTGTCACTAAATGTCTCTGACGTACCTGCTGTTACTGCGCCACCGTTGGCTGCCCAGTACCCACCACTTGCATCTACAGTTCCATTACGTAGCCCTTCATAGTCTATATAGAAAGGGTTAATAACAAAGTGTCCTTTAGGTGCTGGAGTATTTCCTAGTGTAAGGTCAAGTAAGTAGTCTGCATCGTAGATAAGGTTACCATCTCCATCATCTACTACACCTAGTAGTGCTATGTCAGCATTGCTAGGGTACGCGCTGTTTGTTGTATTAAACTGTGCAATAGGATCTACAAAGGAACCTGCTGCTACTATACGTCTAGTCTGTGCCCATCCTTGGTTGTTCAGGTTATAGTCATGCTCCTGTGCGTTAGTAGCCGGGCGTTCATCTACCTCTAATGAGTCATCAATACCAGTAAGATCTCTAATAGATAAGCCTACTACTGTGCCAGATACAGTGCTTGTGTCTGGGTCATACGCTAGGTAGAAGGGGGTAATCTCTCTGCCTACTACAAATAACTTACCCTCTCCGCCAGCCATAGAGACTGGAGCTGTTTCAACTGTAGAGAATGCAGGTGCTACCATAGTATCTAGGTCAAAAGTAAACTGTTTAATACCTGCTGCTACACTAGTGGCTCCATCTTCAAAGAAGAATAGGGTTGCCCCTATCTGGAATACGTGTAGGTTTAAGTCACCATCACCATTCACTGAGTCCCACTTGGTGTACGCTGTAGCATTAGTATCAGTAACATCTTCTGTAAGGGAAAAGAATGAAGACCCTACTTCTTTATTAATACCTAACCTACGTTGACGCACAGAGCCGTCATCATTAAAGGTGAAGTTTAACTCAGACACAGTACTGCCCTCAATAGGAGTTAGCTTAGATTGCTCTGTAACTAATCCTTTTGAAGGTGATAGTAACTGCTTTATTCCAGAAGCTCTTGGCATTCTTTATCCTAAGTGGTTATTAATAGCTCTCTGTGCTGCATCGTGTGATGTATACATACCACCCATACCTTTTGGTGGGTGCCCTCCCTCTGACCTATGGATCGAGTACAAGGCAGGCCATGTCTTATCTGCTTTAACGATTAGTTTATTCTTGTTGTTACGTATCTGTTCTATAGTTTCACGCTGAGGTTTTTCGGTCTTACCTGTCATTACTTTCTCCCAAAGCCGGGTATGGCTTGTTTATTAATTTTGTCTATCTTGGATCTTTGCACAGCCATAGAGACTAGGGCTCTCTTAGCATCAACAGGGCTGTCTACCTGCTTGAGTCTTAAGTGGCTCTCTCTGTTTAGCTCTGCTTGGAATAGGGGGTACATTCCTTCAGGAAAATCAGGGATGTATTGGTCATCTAAACTAAACACGCTAGACTTAACAGCGTAGATAGTGTTGTTTGTTTGTTGTAACGTAGTGTCGTTGTTGATGTCGTATGAATCAAAAACAAGGTGCTCGTTATCAAAGGATGTATAGTATGTAGGGTCACTGTTAGTCTTAATGAACATCCGTACATCATCGAAGGATAATACTTCTACTGTATCACTCTCCATAGACTCTGTGTACACACCGTTGTCATCCTTCGTAAGGGTGAGCCTTCCGTTAGATAGGTTTATGAAAGCCTCTGGTGTAATCCATGTTATATCCTTACCTCTGTACTTAACCCAAAGGATTTCACTTACTTCCTTAGGTACTTTCAGGTAGTTAGGTTTTTCACTATCTGCAAGGGAATCTAGTTTAGCTAATATCTTAGAGTGAGGCCAGTCATATATACTATGCATGTACTCATATAGTTGAGCAGCAAAGCTCGCTATCTGTTCGCTCTCTTCTGTACCACCATCACCTAAGTATATAGTATCTATAGTATCACTATCCATAGCCTCTAGTGTGTTCTTAACTATCTGTAATAGTGTCTTAGCCATAGTGCTCTCTTAGTGTATTATATGTTAGACAACATTGGAGGGGATAAAGTTCCCCTCCTCCGAAGTTTCTTTTACTACAGTACGTAGTACTCTACACGGATCTCAAACACACCAGCAGTAGCCGTACCTGTGAATGTGAATGTTAACTGTGTATCATACTGTAACTCAGTACCGATGTAAGCTCCTGTACCTGAGCTAATACCAGCAGTCAAGGCGGAGTCGCCTATCGCTAGGAAGCCATCAACGTCTGGATTAGATCCATCAGCTTCTGAACCACCTACTGTGTAGTCTGTTGCCCCTGTTACTGCAGTAGTTACATTAACGTCACAAGACTTAATGACTGCACCCGCAGGGATTGTTAAAACTACCTCATCATTAGCATCAGCAGTAGGTAGGTTATTGTAATCAAACTCATACTTAGCAATTTCCACTGCTGAAGTATTACCGATTACAGAACCAACCCCCTGATCTACTGTACGAGGCCCGTAGTAGATTGAACTACCAATTGAACTCTGTTCGCGTCCCATAATTAAATCTCCTAGTACGCTGTGCTAGATATAGCAATTGTAGATAATGTTTCAAGGCGTTGTGCACCGAAACCCCAACGTGCTGTAACATGAAACTCATCTCTGCGTTTACTAATGTTACGATCACCTTCTACCCGTGGCTGTCGTCTCCAAGCATTCATGAATGGCTTAAGAGAATCATCAGCTACACACATAGCAATACCAATCTTCATACCAGCAACGTGACTGTTATCAGCTCCAGCAGGAGGCAATACACCAGTAGCGGTAATAGATTCAGTAACTGCATCAGGTAACCTACTTGATACCCACATGTCAAATCCGTACATGTTGCGTAGGAACTTCCGGCCTTTTACAAAGCCTTCTCCTACCATGCCTTCAAACATAGGGTTGTTAGTGAACGCCTGAGCACCTACAGCTTTGTTGAAAGTCATCTCAGCAATAGGAGGTAGTATTAAAATACGACCCTCATCAGGCACCTTAGCCTCATCGAATGCTAGCTTAAGGTAAGCAATATCATCTAGTGATAATACATTACTACCCCCTGATGCTAGGATACGGTGTGCTAGGTTGTTAATCTCATTAGGATCGGCAGAAGTCTGCGCGCTCTGTTGAGATAGCATGTCAGTTTCATAGGCTTCAGCGATAGCGCGTAGGGACTGTGGAACAATCTCTGCTTCTACTGCTGCTGCTTTGTAACCGTCTTCTTTAAGTTCGTCAGAGACGTAACCACCTGTACCTTTGTGCTCATTGATTGTCATGGTCACAGTGCCGGTATCTAGTGGACTTAAAGGAGTATCTTCACCCTCTGCAATATCATGCAAAGGCATTTGACCAACAGTGGGAATTTGAAGGAGTGAACCGTCACCGAATTCGGATACGTCTCGTGTTAAACCCTCTGGCAAAAAGCCATCTTCCAACTGCTTAAGCAGGTCGTTCGAATGTACAATCGCGCGTATAGCGGGATCTGTATTCGCAATGATGTTTCCACCCATTGTCATTTCCTCTTAAATAGTTATTGTTGTAGTGCTTCTAACTGTCTTACAAACTGTGCTGTCCGTTCTTTTGAAGTCAGACTTAACACAGGCTTTGTCTCAGTACCCGATGGTACTTCCTGAAAGTTAGAAGTTCGTATTGTACTAGTATGTGTAGGTGCTGGTGCTACCCTTGCTTGTATGGATGGTAAGAAGGTACGTTCAAATAACCTAGGGTTACTCTCTGCCATCTTATCTACATCCTCCATTGATAGCCCTATATCAGTAGCTACCTCCTGCATCTTCACAATGAACTCATCTCCGTATGCAGTCTGTGCTTTATTAATACACCCCGTACGATTGGTGTTAGCTACGTCTGCACTCTTTATTGAGCTCACTTGATTACCTACTAGTTCTTTTATTTGGTCTTGTGTAAGACCTGCTTCCTGCTTCTCTCCTTGACTATTAAGCACCTCTTCTAGAGACTGAGATGTTGCTACCTTCTCATTAGCTTCGTCTAACTGAACACGTAGTTGTGCGTTCTCAGCTTCGATATTACTAATGTGACTGTCAGCATTACTGATCTTAGTCTTCACATCTTCCATTGTTGCGAATGCTCGTTCACCTACTATAAGGGCTACGTTCTGGTCTGAACTAGGCTCTTGGTTTAGTGCTGTACTCTCCGGTACTACTGCGTCAGCCTGAGGGTCTATGGCTTGTGCGGCAAATGTATTACTAGGCATGGTCTACCCCTTCTTTGGAAATAAATTTAATATATCTTTAGCCATCTTACGTTGCCCCATTAGGTGTGCATAATGTGCAGCATACCCGGGCTCGTTGAATAGTTTCTCGTCCTCTTCCTTTGTCAGGGCTAGGTCAATCTTCTTTTCAATGGCTTCCTTTATTACATCTAAAGCGAAGTTCGCTTCATAATAATCTTGTTTAAACCTCTTCTGTATTAGGTATAGGTCTACTCTTCAACTGGAGCTCCTCCTGTTACGGACTGTGCTGCCTGTGTTAGTTGTTGTAGCTCTTGTTGTTCAAAGAGTCTACCGAACTCTACGTATAACTCTAGGTCGTCTAACCCTAGTAACTCTTCATACATCTTAGCTAGCCTCTTTGAGGGGAAGTGCTGAAGCACTAACGGATCTTGTGAAGCTAGTTGTATTAGTTGAGTAGCGTTAGCTATAAGCTGCTGCTGCCTTGCAAAGTGTCTAGCTCCAATAGGAACTAACTTACCATTAATCTTAAGGTCTTCTTTAGTGATCTGTAGGAACTGTTCAACACCTACTGTCTGGTCTACTACCTTA